TTTGATAATATAGAAGTGTCTCAACAGATCATTGGCTCACTGGTTCTGTTGGCCATTCAAAAGAACTATCCCCCTGAAAAGATCGAGCGAATGATCAACCAAACGCCTACAGAGCAATTCTATGAAAGTGAATTTGAGCAATATGATGCCATAATTAAAGAGGGTGTTAGGTCTAAGTCTCAAAAAGATGCTTACTACTACGAGCTTGTTAATCTTTCACGAGAGGGAATCGTAGATGTACCTCAAGCCGAGATTGTACGTGCTTTACAAATGTCAGGACTTAGCGACCTAGAAAAGGCTATTGAAGAACAGGACAAACAGAAAGCGGAGCAACAACAAAAGATTGATCAGCAAGAGCAAATGGTGCTCAAGTTAGAAGCTTCCAAGATAGAAGCTAACACAGGGCTTGCACAAGAGCGTAGAGCTAGAGTTATCTCTGATATTGCTCTTGGAGAAGAACGCGCTTCTGAAGCTGAAGAGAATAGAGCACAAGCAGCTCTTGCAAGAGCCAAGACAATTACAGAAATTGCTTCTATGCAAGATGAAAGAATTCTTAAGGTACTAGAATTCGTCAATCTGTTAGAACAGCAAGAAGCAGCAGACAGAGAGCAAGTTAATGCTGAAATATTTAATAAAGCCGATGCTATCAATTCAGAGACTCAAGGGAGCGCTGAAAATAAACAACTACAACAAGCTAGCGAAGATCTAGCGCCACAAATAGGAGGTGAATAATGCCTAAAGGTGGAAAAGGAATGGATTCTCCAATAGGGGTTTATTCTTACAAAAATAACCCTTTGAAGAATGCCAAGATGACGATGCCTAGAACTGGTCCAGCGTTAGGGAGTCCTGCAAACTCAGATCAAGTAAAGGTCGGACAGCTACGTTCTAAGGCGTTTGCTGAAAGGGATTCTCTTAGGGGAACTAATAGTATCTAATGAAGATGTTTTATTGTCCCGTTACGGGTGCAAAGGTTTCCGGTGATTTTCTCGACGAGAAACAGTCGTTAAAAAAATCTATTGAATTACTGGTAAACAAGGCGATAGGTGATTTATCGCACGTTAGAGAAGACTATTTTCTCACAATCCACTCTAAATTTGATAACCAAGGACTGTTCTGCATGGACAATCCTACAGCATCAACAAAAATACCCTCTTTTACTAGTAACCAAATGGTTTTCTGGATATCGAATACCAGAGGCATTTCAGAGCTTTTATGGATGGTAGCGCCCTGTCAAAAGGGACAGAAGTTGAAAGTAGAATTTAACAAAACAGGTGTCGCCTACCTGCAAGCAAAGGGTGCAATGTCCTCTTAAGTGACTAAACTTAAGTTTTTAAATACGGAGTATATATGAATCAGGAAGTCGTAGAGCCTGAGCAAGACCTAAACAATGATTCACAAGTAGAGGAATCTCAAGATTCAGGCGCAGAGGAGAAAATGGTTCCCTTGCGTGTGATGACGAAAGAGAGGAAAAGGCGGCAAGAAGCTGAGCAAGAAGTAAAGCTCTATCGGGAACAGCAGCAAAAGGCTTCTGAGACTGATGACAGACGCTATGAATCAGCTACTAAAGAAGATTTGGATAGGTCAAATGCACAAACAAAAAGAGAGATAAGAGAAGAAGATTGGGCAGAGAAATACCCTGAGCGTTCTCAGATGATTAATGCCGAATTAAAAGAATTTTTAGAAACTAGACCTAATTATGCTGATGCTATTGCCAACTCTAAAAATAGATACAAGGAAGCGTGGTTACTGATGAACGCGCTTTCGCCAAAGGAACAGAAAAAAGTTAGTGAAAAGACGAAGTCGCAAGCCCCTGGATCTCCAGCAGGTATACCGAAGTCGACAGCACTAAGCGAAACTGTTGATCTAATGGCAATGAATGATGAAGAATTCAATGCTTGGAGAAAGCAAAAACGTGGGCGTAGGTAGGTTGCAACCATAAGGTAAAACCATGGTTGATGCTGTAACAACAACATCTGGTTATGGGTCAATGTCTAATAGTTGGGCGCATCGCTCTTTGCTACAGAGACCCAAACCGCACAACGTCCACAATCTTTTTGGAGCTTCATTTGCTTTACCTCAAAAAGATACTCAAACGATGGTATTTCGTCGTCAAGAAAACTTGAATTCTGATCCTGCTGTTTTGCCTGAAGATGCAGATCCAGCACCGGAGCAAATTCTTAAATTTGATATTGCTGTAACACCTCAAGAGTTCGGTAAAGTTGTTCTACTCTCACGTAAGGTACTACTTGTTGTAGAGGATGACACCGCTAACGGAACCGCTGATAACCTTTCTCAGTGCATGCATACCATGCTTGACAAGGTTACCAGGGACGTTTGGGATTCGTCTGTAGCTCAAATTTCTTGTTTAAACGGCAGCAACGGGAACGCCATAACTGAGTTATCTCAGATAGACGTGAACCGTGCGATTGCCTACTTAGATGAGAATAACACTGAGAAAATGACACCTACAGTAGATGGCTCTAGTCGATTTGGTACAGGTCCAGTAGAAGCCAGTTTTTGGGCAGCTGCTCATGTAAAATTGAAGCCGGATATTAGAGCTTTAGATGCTTTTGTTCCTACTTCACAATACGGTGCGCAAGAGAGCGTTTTGCAGTCTGAGTTTGGATCAACAGATGAGGCTAGGTGGGTAACCTCTACTCTAGTTAATCAGACAACAGCTGATCCTGCTGTGTTTAGCAATACCTTTGTTGGAGCCAATGCTTACGGGTATGTGTCTATCGATGAAGTTGCGACAGAAATGATCTTGAAGCCTCTAGGGTGGAATGATTATTTGAACAGATTTCAATCTATGGGATTCACAGCGTTTTTCAATGCTTTAATTCTTGACGATTCACATATCGTAACCCTGCTTTCTACTAAAGCACTAGCATAAGGAGATAGAATATGAGTGATTTATTTTTAGGCCAAACACGTTCAGAAGCTTTTAAACTTATCTCTGGAGGTGCTGCATATACTCTACAATTGAGTTGGCAGTCTGATCTTGTTATTTTTAATAATCTTACAGATTGGACAGGTACAGCAGCAGGAATACCACGATCTTTTTGGTTTCGTGGTCAAACTGATGCAGCTGAAGCTTATCAGCAACAGGTTATTGATAGTGCGGCAAGTGCTAGCTTTAACTTTTTGAATCCTCAGTCAAACGGATTCACCGTTGCCGATACTTCAGGGGGATCAACGGATTATGCATCTCTCATTTCAGGTGTATCAGCGGCTGATCCGTGTGTTGTTACTACATCGGCTGTACATGGGCTTCAAGATGACCAATTGGTAAGAATTACCGATCTTGGAGACGATATGCCTACAGCTCGCGGAATGGGACAGATCAATAACAAGAGATTTCGGATTACGGTGCTTAATACCACCACGTTTTCTCTTCAAGATCCAGTTACAGACGCAAATGTTGATTCTACGAACTTTACTGCTTGGGTCGCTGGTGGCCGTGTTCAGTTAGAGAGCCGTTCTCTTACTCTGAATAACCCACAGGTTGATCCTTATTCAGCAACTAGCCCTTACAATCCAACCTCATTTTTATATGATCCTATTTCATACAGATTGACGGCTGGAACTGATGTGATGGGTGCTGATTCGGAGGTGTTTTTTGTACAATCTTATGGATTTGGTCAAGTAACTGACCTTGGTGATATTGGATAGGGGCTACAGAGTAACTCCTTGTGGTAAGGGGTTACTCTGCTAATAGGAGGTGGTGGTATGGCTGGACAAGCATCTTTTAGAGCAGCGATATCAGGAGTAAATAAATCGACTCAGTGCGAGGTGACAACTGATGCAGCTCATGGTTATACAACCAACGAGATCGTTAGGATTACAGATTTAGGAATTATGATGCCTACGCCTAGAGGTATGACACAGATTAACAATAAATCATTCACAGTATTTGTGAATTCAAACACAACATTTTTGCTCAGAGATTCAAATAGTTTAGAGTATATAGACTCGACAAATTTCACAACTTATGTCTCAAATGGAAATGTAAATTTAGAAAATACAATATTTTTATGGAGCGCAACCTAATGGTTAGACAAAAAAACGATAGAATGGATTCAGTGATTGAAGAAGCTGAAAAGCCAGATAAGATAGACAGTATGCCTCTGACCACAT